AATATAAAGTTCAATCAGCAGTTTTCACATACGATGGGAGTGCTACATATACATCAACATCCGGTAAAATTTACATAGATGGAATAGGTGTTACATCTACTCAAGGATCAAGTGGAACTTTTAATGATATGTATAATACTACAAAACCTGTTACTATTGGAGGATTAAGTATAGGTAATTATTTAGAAAATGGTAATAAAATAGGATTACCGTTCATAATATCTAAAGAACTTTCATCACTCCAAGTTAAAACTATAGATAAACAAATGGTATTAAGTTTGTCTCCATCAGTTTTATCTATTCCACTATTAGGTCACCTAAATACTTTAGATGGTTATGGAAGAAGTATAACAATTAATGGTACTCCACAATGGAAAAAAATTAATAAATGTTATGGTTTTTCTACAGAAACTAATTTATTGGGAGGATCTTATATTGGAAGTAATTATCAAATAGCTCATGGATCAGAACAACTTAATGCTAATAGAACTTTATTTGTATCAACAGAACCATTAATAGAATTAACTTTAACCGAGGGATTTAGTTATGTTTTTTCTAAATACGATGCTACTGGTTTAAATTGGTTATTTTATATACAAACTGTAGCCGGACCTACTCAACAAATTGGTTTAACTTCAACTACACAAACGGGTAGTATAGCAACAAATTATGAAAATAAAACATCTTTAGCTATATCTTTTGGTAATGGTGTAAATACAAAATATTATACTGATGGTTCATTTGTTGGTGCTGATATTCAACCGGAGCATATCCCGTTCGTAAGGCTATAAAATGTGCAATAGAATTCCCTTCTATACTATCAGATCAACAAATTTCAACTATTCATAAACTATTTGAAAATATAATTGTAGGATATGAACCTAAAAAAATATTTCGCTTTCCTGAACAGGATACTAAAGGCGCTGTAATAGATTTACATGGAGAACCTAACCAAAATAATATAATTACAGATAAGAGCGGCTTTGGCAATCATGGCACAGTATCTGGAAACTTATCTATATATAATGATGGAAAAGATATGGTTTGGGAAAGTCACGGTAAAGGGTTAGGAAAAATAAATTTAGGAAAAGATTCTTCTATAAATACATTACCAAATACTACTACTATTTTTAATGGTATAATTCCAAAAACTGTAGGCGAAGCTCCTTTTGGTTATACATTTAACAAAGGTGGTTGGTATGGTTATCTAAGTCCAGTAACAACGATGGCTTTAATTTCCCCGTTTAGTATTGCAAATGGAGCATGGACTTTTCCAATTGGAGCTACTTATAACGGAAAACAAATAATAATTAGACATGATAGATCAAATCCTGCAATATCTCCAGAAGTTTGGATAAATGGCACGAAGGTAACAGTATCAAATCCAGTACCTGGCAATGGTACACAAACATCAGATGCGGCGTCAAATTTAGAGCTATTCAGATTTACAAGGGAGTCTGATATAAAATTGAAAGGATTTAAATTATTCCCATCTTTATTATCTGATACAAATGTTCGAGATGAATATGTTGAATACGCAACCAAACATGTTCATAGACTAACGCCTAGATTTGAATACCCAGTCACTTTTGCAGCTAAATCAGCCCCCAATAATGTAGGACCTTGGCAAACTTGGGGTGCTAGTCATCAATGGCTTGATAATGGTTCTGAAAGATATTTAGATTTTTCTGCGAGTGGTAGTGGTTATGCATCTTTACAAAATACAGGAGCTTATGGGGCTTGGTATATAAAGATAAAAAATGAGGGGACTGGTGCCCAAGATATTTTTGCTTTTGTAGCTACTGCTGCCGATGAAGGATCTTCAGGAGCAAATAATACCGGATATATATTTTATCGTGAAAATGTCAATGGTGATTCGGCTCTTTTTCGGATGAACGGTGGTAGTAAAACATTTTTAACAAGTACTGGAAGTGGTTGGTATACCACAAATGAAGTATATGAACTTTTCATAACTCGCCGTATAACTGATGGACAAATTACTGTTTATTCTAGAGATACAAATCATCCTAACTGGACACAAGCAATGCAAACTACTGATAATACGTATCAATCCTCAAAATATATACAAGTTTATCATGAAAATAGTGCACAAGCTATTAAAGCTTACAATGTTATATTTTGGCCATACGGTGATACCTTATTACCTAATGATATAGATTTCTTAAAAGACTAAAGGAGGATATAAAATAATATACAAATTACCATTAAAATATGTTAAAAAGCAAGTTAATTAAGATAATAAATATTAACAATAGAGAAGTTTTACAAATGAATAACAAGGAGTTGGTTGATGGTATACTAAGTTTAACAAAAGAAGTATCTCGAGTTAACGGACAACTTAGTATACTAGTGCCAAAAATAGAAAATTTAGATAATACACAAGATGAGTTAAAAGAAAAAATAGCTGCTATTAACAAGACATTATCTTTACAAAAAGCCAACAAAGAATTCTCAATAAAATTAATAGGTTTAATTGTGAGTATAAGTGCTCTTATGAGCAGCCTCGCATTTGGTATTACAAAATTAATACTAGAATAATATCTTATTTAATTAAATAATTCCTTTTTTGGAGGCTTAATAATATGGCAATCCTGGTCGGATCTACTACTAAACAAGAATGTTTGAGTCAAAATTTAAGATGTGTTCGTACAGATGATGATGGTATTATACAAGTAGTAACACCGCCAAGTAAATGGTTAGATGTATTCGTTCAAGATCAGACAACTCCTGTTGTTAATTTATATATGTATCAAATAGCTGCTACACCAGTATTAACTGCACCAGCGTCAGCAAACAATACGGTATTAAATGTAGATACTAATGCTGGTGTAGTTGTTGGGGACGCTATAACTATATTAGAAGATTCACATTTTTTTCAATCTATTGTAAAATCTAGTACAGCTCCTCCTGGAGCAACAATAACAATACAATCGCCATTAGATGAAGACATAACCATAGCTTCAACAATAGAAGTAGGTCCTTGGAATATGAACGTTGATGGGTCTGGTGCAACACAAGAATTTAGTGTAAAACCTCCACCTAATGTAGCTTTTGATATTTATACAATAACATTATCTATGACAGATAATGTAGTAATGGATAGTGGAAAATTTGGTGGTTTACCACAATTAACAAATGGTATCGTTATCAGACAAGAAAATACTAATAATAAAAATGTTGCATTAATAGTTAATAATATAGGTTTTAAAGAACAGGGGTGTACAACAGAATATGATGATAAAGCTCCAGCTGGAGTATATGGTGTTACGCATCAAGCCTGTGTCCATGGAAGATCTGGAGTAGCGTTAAGATTAAATGGATCAACAAATGATAAAATAAAAATAATGATTCAAGATGATTTACGAGGTTTAATTACTATGAATTGTACAATTATTGGACACGTTGTAATACCTTAATAGAAAGGAAGTTATAATGTTTAAAGAACTTTGGGTAGATGATCCTATAAAAGTAGTACTAAAAGATAATTATATAAAACAACTACGAGACCTAGATTTCTCAACAATTTCAATAATGTCGAACTATTCGGTAAGACCTTATAGTTTGATTTGGGATATAAAAAACATAGAGAAGTTAGTTAATAATTGTATTAAAAATGATATAGAAACATCTGTAACTTTGTGGGTAAAACCTAACATAAATCGAATAGACAATTTGATTAACAATTACATTAAACAATTATACGAAACTGGTATATCTGCAATAGAATTTGATTTAGAACATTTGTGGAAAGAAAAACATCTATATGGATATAATAATTTAGGACAAGCAGCTAGAGATCTTAATTGGAAACTCGAAGAAGCTAGAGAAGTTTACCATGATATACGAATAGATGTTACTACGCATCCGTGGCATAAAGAAGCTACAGAAGACTGTTCAATGACATTGTTTGCAGATAGATTATATTTACAAGCTTATGGGCTAAGCGAAATTCGAGGAAAGACTACGCCTTGGGAGAAAGGTCCAGGTTATATGCAACACTTCGCCATAAACAAGGCTGACTGGCTTCCAGAGCACGTGAAACTTTGCCTAGGTCTACCTACCTGGAATCAAGTTTGGAGGCAACACACGCCATATGAAGCCCTTAAAAAGGCATATGATACTTGTCTCCACAACAACATACCAATTGTAAGATATTGGTCTTCAAAATTTGTAGTAGGGGTTCGTAAGAACGATTATGCTTATAACTTTTTCAAAGATTTGTGTAAATGATTACAATCACTATAAAAAATCAATGGTGCTATTATGATGATGATACAATAGAAAGATTTACTAGATTTTCAGTACCTCATTATAATGACCCTCTTGAAATTATGGTAGTTAATTTAAAGTGTGAAAAGCAAAAAAGGTTCCCCATTGGAATATTGTTTATAGTGGAAAAAAGATTATATGCTAGTGAAATAGAGTATAAAATCAATGATTTAAATACATATGAATATAAAAATGTGAAAGAAAAATATTCACTTCGTTATTATCAAGAGGAAGCCATTAATAAAGTACTTGAAAAGAAAAGAGGAATTTTAAAACACCCTACAGGATCAGGAAAAACACGAGTAGCTATCTGTTTATCTGAGTGTATTCAAGGTGTTACATTATTTGTTGTGGATACTATATCTCTTATCAATCAAACAGCGACAGCTTATAAGGAACTTACAGGTAAAACAGCTAATATTATATCCTCTTCAAATTTTGAGTTATCTAAATTCAACATTGTAACGTTACAAACATTATATTCTCTTTCTAAATCTAATAATTTAAACTACTTACTAAAAGATGTTACTTGTGTATTATTTGATGAGTGTCATATATTAGGAGCTGAAACATACTACAAAGTAGCTATGTCCATTCCAGCACAATGGAGAATCGGTCTTTCTGCTACCCCTACTAATAGAACCGATTCTTTAGATATATATGTAGTAGCTTGTACAGGAGGAATAATACACAACATTTCTATGCAAGAGCTTATTAACGCTAATAACTTAGCAGACCCTTATGTAATTTTTTATGATTACTCAGTAGAAAAATATAAGTATTCGAAATATAACTACAAAGAAGTTATAACAACGAATAAGAATAGAAATATTGCTATCCTTGAATTATGTCGAATAGCTCCAAAACCTTGCTTACTTTTTTATGAATATAGGGAACACGGTTACTTATTACAAAAAAATATCAACAACTTAGGTTACTCAGCAGATTTAGTACATGGCTTATATGATGGATTTCAAAGAGAACGGGCAATCAAAGAACTTATTAACGGTGAAACTGATATTCTTCTTACATCTCGTATATTTAATAAAGGTGTTAATATTCCAGAATTAAAAAGTTGTATCAATGCGGCAGGATGGAAAGCCTTTATTCCTACTATTCAAAAGCTAGGTAGAGGAACGAGAAAAACAAAAGACAAGGATAAAATTATATTTTTTGATCTCTATGATATTGAAAATGCTACGTCTTTAAGTCATTCTCGAGAAAGAATACAAAATTATGAATCAGAAAAGTTAAAGGTAGAAAGGTTTAATGATATACAAACTATTGATTTATATATTAAAAATATATTATAATAGTCTTTTAATATTAATATGTTGTTTTAACTTTAAATATATATATTAACTTATTTGTTGTTTATTAACTTATAATATTATAATTAAGATAATAGATTAAATATATATTAATATAATAGGAAAATGGGTAAGTTGTTGAAAACATTAGGAGCGTTATTATGAATAAAGATACTCGAGTAAGGGATCGTCATCATATTTATCTTGAGCGGAAATATAGTAAAGAGATAAATGAGTATTGGAATAAGCTTAATGAGAAACGTGTATTGAAGGGATACCGGCCACTCCTCTTTGGGACTTTTGTAAGGTATGCGTTATTAAGTTATATTGAGGCACACGAATTGCTAGACGATATTGGACCATTATAATAAAAAATAATTAGGACCCTATTGTATGTGACACAGTGTGCCATTGTAATATATTGTTATTACTAAGGAATAAACTTTTTTTCACTTTTTTTAATTATTTTTCGGAAAACCTGAAAAAAGTTTATATAGATATAGTGTGAGGGGGAAAACTTCTCCTCCCGTTTGTGAGGTAGGAGGATAAAAAAATATTTGCCTTTTTAGTAAGGTTATGTATAGTTTTTTTAGGTATTGTTTAGAAAGGTAAAAAAATTATGGAAACAGCTATTCAAGAATTTTCTTTTAAAGGTACTAATGTACGTACTTTTGAGAAGGATGGTGAGCCTTGGTTCGTAGCCAGAGATGTGGGGATGGCACTTGGGCTGTCTCAATCTGCAGTCAGCGAAATAATGAAGAAACTCAAGGACATACATGTTGGTATCATTTCAATTGATACGAATAAAGGAGCTCGCGCTTACTCGATTATCTCGGAGCAAGGGCTTTACAAGATGATTATCCGGTCTCGAAAGCCTAATGCTGAACGCTTCCAGGATTGGATAACTGAAGAGGTACTCCCTTCCATTCGAAAAACAGGCTCGTATTCTATAGGACAAGAGCTTAAACCTCTTTCAAATGTGGTTTATGCTATGAGTGGTGTTATTGAGGAACAAACAAGTAACATATACGGTATTAATAGTGGTATATATACTATTAATAAGAAATTAGATACTTATGGAAAGATATTAGATATTATTAATAAGAAATTAGATACTTATGGAATTAGATTGAATAAATTGGAAGAAAGAAGTTTCATTACCATATCAAAAAGAGATGCTATTGTAGAATTAGTCAATATGCATGCAACCAGAAAAAATTTGGAAGTTTCAGATGTTTTTGATTATTTATACGAGGTGTTTAATTCTTTTATAGGTGTTGATTTGCCAGATAGAGCTAAAAGATGTTATACCGAGCCTTTGGAATACGCCAATAATATGAACTATATTAACGATCTTTATTTTGTAGCTACTATTTTGTTCTTAAACACCTCTAGTTAGCCTCACAATCCACGAAAAGCTTTTCCAGGTAGTTTGGTATACATAAAATTTAAAACGTTTTTAGAGCCTATTTAGGCCCATAAAAAGGGTGTTTAATGAATTTAGAAAGATATTTTACTAAAGAAACTAAAGAATATGAGTATGAGAAAAGAGATGCTCGTATTGTAGATGGTGAAGGGAACGTAATATTTGAGCAAAAAGATGTGAATGTTCCTAAACATTGGTCTGATCAAGCTGTAAATATATTCGTTTCTAAATATTTTAATGGTAAGTTGAATTCAGAAGAAAGAGAAACTTCCATTGAAGATGTATTAGATCGTGTAGCCTTTACTATTGCGGATTGGGGGATAGAAGATGGTTACTTTGAATCTCCTTCAGACGCAGCTATTTTTGGAGGAGAACTATTTTATCTATTGTACCATCAAATGGGTAGCTTCAATAGTCCTGTGTGGTTTAATCTTGGCATAGAAGAAAGTCCAAACATATCAGCATGTTACATCAATAATGTAGAAGATTCTATGGATTCTATAATGGATCTAGCCAAGCTAGAAGCTCGTATTTTCAAAGGTGGTAGTGGGTCAGGAACTAATCTTTCAAATCTTAGAGCCTCGAATGAAGGGCTTAGTAGGGGAGGTGTAAGTTCTGGTCCAGTATCCTTTATGAAAGCTTTGGACACGTTTGCAGGGGTTATAAAAAGCGCAGGGGTAAAAAGAAGAGCGGCGGTGCTCAGATCATTAGATTGTGATCACCCAGACATACTTGAATTTATACAGTGTAAACCTAAAGAAGAACAAAAAGCTAGAGATCTTATTTCGTTGGGTTATGATTCGAGTATAGATGGAGATGCTTATTCTACAGTAGCCTTTCAAAATGCAAATCATTGTGTTCGTTTATCTGATGACTTTATGCAAGCGGCTGAACATAATAATACTTGGGATTTAGTTAATAGGGTAGATGGTGAAGTTGTTGCTACTGAAAAAGCCAATGATATATTATATGAAATAGCCAAAGCTTCTTATGATTGTGGAGATCCTGGCATTCAATTTATAGATACTATTAATAAGGCCAATACTTTAGATATTCCAATAAGAAGCTCAAACCCTTGTTTTACTGGTGATATGAAGCTTCTTACTGTTAATGGCTACGAAAGCTTTGCATTTCTTGCAAATGAAGAGGTAGAAGTTATAAATAGATATGGTGAAGTATCTAAAGGTAAAGTTGTATCTACAGGAAAAAAACGTGTATTAGAATTAGTATTTACTCATGATATAGAACCTATTAGATGTACACCAGATCATATATTTCTTCTTAATAATGGAGATGAATGTGAAGCTAAAGATTTATTAGGTAAACGATTATTGCCTTATATTCGGTTTAGAAGATATAAAAATGAAGGTTCATTTTTGAGAGGCGTAAAGACAAAAAATTTTAAAGAAGATATGATACAAGAAAGTGCCTATGATAATCCAGATTTTATAAATGGGTATTGTACAGCTAAAGGTTTTATAAATAAAGAACGTGAGTATGGTATAGCTGACAAAAATAGAGATAATTTAATAGAATTAAAAAGTTGGTTAAGATCTTTTTTTGATATAGAATCTTACTTTACTAGTGATGAGTTTATTACAAAAAATAAAGGCAATGTTTTGATGATTTCTGGGTTTAAAAATCTAAAAAACTTTGCTGAAAACATTGGATTTAGTTTTATAAAACATAGAGCTTTTTTTGAAAAATGGTTTATTAATAATTCCCCTTCTATAAAAATAGTTCAAGAACTTGGTATTGAATCTGTATATGATTTTACAGAACCATTAACGCATTGGGGTATTGTAAACGGGTTCGTAGTTCATAATTGTGGTGAATTTTTAGCTCCAGATAATACTTCTTGTAATCTTGCTAGTTTGAACCTAGTAAAGTTTTTAGAACTTTCTGATGGTTCATATAATAATACTTTTTGGGAACCTTTTAGCAGAGCGGTTCAAATATTTATAACAGCACAAGAAATTTTAATAGATAGAGCCTCGTATCCAAGTAAAGCTATAGAAGAAAATTCTAAAAAATATCGTCCTTTAGGTTTAGGCTTTACTAACTTGGGAGCATTTTTAATGCGTCTTGCTATACCTTATGATAGCAACGAAGCTAGAGAAATAGTTGCTAGTATTACTAGTCTTATGACAGTTAGTGCATACATACAAAGTACTAAATTAGCTGAAATTAAAGGTTCTATAAAAGCTGACGGTGTAAAATTAGTTACTTATGGGATGCAAAACTATGATGGTATGCTTAAATATACGTTTGCTAGTATGTGGGAGCGCTTTCATAATTTGAGAGAAAAATATGGAGTACGCAACTCACAAGTAACTTTACTTGCACCGTGCGGAACGATCTCTTTTATTATGGATTGTGACTCTACTGGAATAGAGCCTGTGTTTTCATTGCTTAAAACTAAACAGCTTGTAGGCGGCGGTATTATAAAAAGTGTATGTAAGTCTGTTGAACCAGCTTTAAAACGTTTAGGTTATAAAGCTGGAAAGATAGATAATATTAAGGAATATTTAGAGAATGGGGAAGATATTTGTGATCTTATAAATACTATGGATCTTAATGTATTTGATTGTGCTTTACCATCAAAAGAAAACGGTAGTTGTATCTCTGTCAATGGTCATATAGATATGTTATCAGCAGTACAACCATTTTTAAATGGGGGTATAAGTAAAACTGTTAATATTCCTAGTAGTTATACTATTGATGATATAAGAGATTTATATGTTGAAGCTTGGCAAAAGGGTTTGAAATCAATTATTATTTATCGTGATAAATCAAAAGCTATTCAACCTATGCAAGTAACATCGAAAAATATTAATTCGGATAAGGAAACTTCTATTATGGTATATGAAAATAATTCTCGCATTTCTTTACCTGATGAACGTGCGGCTATAAATCATAAATTTTCTATTGCAGGACATGAGGGATACCTTACTGTAGGTCTATACGAAAATGGATCTCCTGGTGAGCTTTTTATTAAGATGTCTAAGGCCGGCTCGGTAGTTTCTGGACTAGTTGACTCTGTGGCTCTAGTCACGTCTATGGCGCTTCAATATGGCGTACCTCTAAAAGTACTTGTAGATAAATTCGAGCATACACGATTTGAACCTAGTGGCTTTACAGGCAATTCTGATATACCTATAGCTAAGTCTATTATGGATTATGTCTTTCGTTGGTTAGGTAATAAATTTTTGAATAATAATTTTGAAGAAGATGATGATATGGAAGATGAAAAACAATCTTTAGTAGTAGATACTAAATTTGAACCTACACAAGAAGACGCTCAAGTTTGTTTAGATTGTGGGTCTATAATGTGTAGACAAGGAAGTTGTTTTTATTGTACAAATTGTGGTAGTTCTAGCGGATGTAGTTGAGGAGTTGTTTATGACTTTTGATATAGATGTTAAATGGTTAGTTTTTCCAACTAACGATAAAATAGCTTATTGTAAATGGAATAAATTAAATAAAAGTTTACCTTTAGATACCGAATCTTATGGTATTAGGTGTGGAAAAACTAGTGGGATTTGTGTAGTTGATATTGATAATAAATTAGGAGGTTTGCTATTTGAAAAAGACTTAATAAATAATCATATAGAATATGGTTGCGTTGAAACTCCAAGAGGTTATCATTTTTATTTTTCTATAAATACTTTTGAATTCGACATTCGTAATGGTAGCTATATAGACACTCGTTACGGTAGGTTAGATATTCGTAATAACGAGAAAGGTTATGTGATAGGGCCGGGATCGAAAACTAAAAATGGAACTTATACTTGGAAGAATAAATGCGATAGTCCAGATCACTTTTCAAAAGTTAAATTTTTGTTGAGTGATCTATCAAAAAATATACCTCAAAAACGTAGTGAAAATATAAAAATTGAAAGGCCTAAAGTTGTTGAGTTTATTAATGAAAAGGATAAATTAACCCGTTTGGATAAACTTTTGTATTTTTTAGGGTTAAAAAACGAAAAAATTCCTGCAAGTTACTTTAAAGGTTTTAAATATTATATATGTTCTAAGATTGGTTTTGATATAGGAGAGGGACATCGTAATAATACTTTATTTAAAATAGCTTCTTGTATTTGTCATAAATACGCGTGGTTTGTTGAATATTTAGATACTATATTGTATTTTTTAAATAGTACATTATTTAAAAAACCTTTAGAAGATAAAGAGGTTCTTTCTATATTTAAATATATTTGGCGTAGTATTGTAGAAACTCCAAATACTAAAAAAAGAATTTTTAATAAATTGCTCGGTATTCTTACAACTTTATATAATAGTTTATTTAATTTTGTTTATAAAATTAGAAAGTTTTTTGATATAAAACGTACTTATAAAACTTTCTTGCTCGATGATAATTGTGAGCGTTTAGTATTGGAAGGTTTTGGATGAAGCAAACATACCCTTTCTCAAAGAGGTTTATAACAGAATTGTTAGCTCTTATAATTAAAGATAAAGATAATGGTAGACAATTATTGTCTAAATTAGATCCAAATCTTTTTTCTTTGAAGTCTGATAGTCTTATATTTTCTATCTTAAAACAACAAAAGAGTTTTGGGGGCTGGAACCATTTATCTGCTATTATAGAATTACAATTCGAGTTGGGAAAAATAAAAAGCAATATCGTAGAAGATGCTTTGAATACTATAAATGAATCTAAACAGTTTAAAAATCCTGATTTAGATACTGTAAGAGATATAGTAAAAGAGGCTATATTAAAAACTAGTATGGGTAATGCTTTAGAACAGGCTATTTCTTTGTATAAGAATTGTGAATATGATGCTATTAGAGATACTATAAATACATCATTCGAATTTGCTCGTTCCTTAGATTTGATTATAGAAGAGCCTATGAGTATGTGTTTAGAGTCATATACTAATGATATATTAGAAAGTAAGTCTTTAGTTGAGCGCTTTCCTATAGGTGTTTATGAGCTAGATGAAAAGCTTATAGGTGGTTTAGGGCGTGGTGAGCTTGGAGTTGTTGTAGCTGGTCGTAAGGGTGGCAAGTCTATATTACTATGTCATATAGCACAAACCGCAATTCTTTTAGGTAAGAATGTTTTATATTTCACTTTTGAGCTTATGAAAGATGTTGTAAGACATCGTATAACTAGCGGCTTAATAGATATTCTCATAAATGATATTTTATGGGGGGGAAAAAATGCTTCTAGATTAGTAAAAGATAAACTATACAAGTTACTTAAGCAAACAGGAGGGGATTTTACAGTTAAATTTGCTCCTGGTAAATCAATGACTATTGAAGACATAGGTGTTTATATTGCTAATCATGAGCAGATAACCAAAAGAAAAGTTGATGTAATAATAATAGATTATGCTGATTTAATACGTCCTACAGAAAAGCTTAGTGACTATGATGCTTTAGATGCTATTTATTTGGGTATTAGAAATTTAGGTTCACCTACTAAATATCCAAATGTTCCTTCTGGATTTAATGCAGCAGTATGGACGGGTTCTCAATTAACTCGAGATTCTATGAATAATCTTATAATAAAAGAATCTGACATAGCCCGTTGTATTGGAAAAACAGATCATTTAGATCTATTGATAGCTATATGTAGGACAGAACAAGAGCAAATGGATCGTGTTGCTCGTTTATATGTACCAATATGTAGGGTTGTTGAAGGGGGCGAAAACATAGGAGAAATAGGCCCCTATCCTACAGATTTTGAACACGGTAGAATTTTTGACACAAATGAAGTTAAAAGGTTAGATAATAAAAAATGCAAAGAGATAAATCAGATAGATTCGTTAACAAACCCTTTTACCACTGGCTTGATCACGACCTAGTTGTGAAGAAAGAGGCTACTATAAAAAATGTTAGTGGTAGAACCGTTACTCTGGTTGTTGAAATAAGAAGACCAGAAAATACATATGATTTAAAGGTTCGTATTGGTAGACCAACCTCATCTACTGTGGACGGTATTACAAAAAGTCTATGGTTAGAAGATATTCCAGCTCTTATGGATCTTTTAAATGAGGCTATGGCAGAAGCTATTCCTCATTATGAAAATCTTAAAAAGGAACAAGCTATTAAATCTTTAGTTTCAGAAGTTGATAGTTTAAAAGCAGAAATAAAAAGCAATCCAGAAGATTGGCGTAATAAGTTGGTTGAACTTGAAGAATTATGATGTATGGAAAGGTTAGACGCAAGTGCCCATTTTGTTATGAGAAATTAGGTAGTGTGGGCTCTCGCGAAAATGCTTCTATAGATTTAGAAAGCGGTACTTATAAATGTTATCGTTGCGGTTCTTATGGTAGACTAACAAAAGAAATTGCTAATAAATTTAACGTAGTAGTAGATATAAATTTTATAGATACGTATATTGGTTATAATACAACTAAACATAAAAAACTTTTTCCTATAACGTCTTTTAATGTAATATCTCCTTCATATTATTATATGAAGACTCGTAAAATACCTGATGAAGTATTGGATAAATTTGAAGTAAGCTTATGTTTAGATGGTAGTATGCAAGGTATTGTTTTTCCATTATTAGATATGAAAAAAGATAAATTTGTTTATAGAACAAGAAATGGTACATATATAAATAAAAATATAGATAGAAATATTGATATTTATAATGGTCAACTACTTAAAACTTATGATACATTGATAATTGTTGAAGGCCCTATAGATGTTATACGTTTATACCCTTTACCTGCTATAGCTACATTAGGTAAATCTATAACAGAAGCACAATTAGATAGAATATTATTGGGATGTAAAAACCCTATATTTGCACTTGATAGTGATGCTTATGAATATACTTTTGAGTATGTTTTAAAAGCAAGTATTAGAGGTTATAATGCATATTGTGTCCGTTTAATGGAGGGTAAAGACCCTGCTGATTATGGATATGATAGCTTTCTAGGTTTAGAAATAGAATCTTTGGAGGGTAAACATGGAAACGTTGGAGAGTTTTTCGAGTCATGATTTTTATACTCAGCTTTTCAAATCTGCTGAGGGTGTTTGGTCATTGGGTGCAGTGCTTGGAGACCGTAGAATAAAGGTTGAAATACAAAATCAATCTGTTGATAGTAACCCAACTTTTAATGTTCTTGTTGGAGATTTATCACATAACGATTTGATTTTATTGTTTCAATTTTTATCTAAGAATCTTTCTATGGATTTGGTGGTTGAAGATACTATAGAAAATAAACCACAGAAAACAGATATTGCTATTTTTGATGAAGATGCTGAGCGTTGGGAAAATAAAAAACCTATTGAAGATGTTATTGATGAAAAATATACAACAAATAATAATGATGATGAGTTAGTATTTTCTAAAGAAGTTATTGATACTATGGTACAAGCTGTAGCAAAAGATATAGTACTTGAAGATACTACGGATGATGATTTAGATTTGGTATTTAATGATGTTGTAGTAGGTGTTCCAGAAAAAGAAGACATACCTTTAGGAAGTTTTAAGGAACAACAAACTATGTTTGACAAAGAAACTTTAGAAGAAATAACTGAGGAAAATATTACAAAAGATATTGAAAAAGCTATGACATTAAATGCTATTTTTGAATTATTCGTAAAGTGTGGGTATGATTTTGATGATGAAGAAGAGGTTATAGAACAGTTAAAAGAGGTTCAAAAACAAACAAGATCTAAAGTATTGAAAGGTAGAAGGCGTAACGGATTACGAACAGAATGGGGTAAATTTTGGCGAGATAGAACAAAAACGAAAGGCGCGTAAGTTGGTATGTAATAATAAGTTATGTCCTTTATTTGAGGATTTAAATTCATTATATGTAAATGATTATGGTAATACAAATACTGTAGATTGGCTTATTGTAGGCGAATCTCCTGGTGAAGAAGAAAGAAAACTAAAAAAAGTATTCGTAGGGCCTACTGGAAAGGTTTTTAGATCTTGGCTTGAAAAAGCTTTAGATGTGTATGAGAATAAATTCGGCTATCGTCCTACATACTATATTACAAATTGTGTTTCCTGTTACACTACTGATGTTGATTCTCATATACCATATTGTAGTGAACGTTTATGGTCATTGATAGATACTATTAAACCTAAACGTATATTTGCTTTTGGAGCTAAGGCTTTACACACTTTTACTGGTGAAAAATTATCTATAACGAATCTATTCGGGGCTTATACTATACATGAATATGGTGGTACTCAATATACTATTGAATATTTTATGCACCCAACAAATCTTCTTCGTAATAAAGCGCTCATTCCTTATTGGGAGCGCTTATCTATGTATAGAGTATTAAACCCTCCTAATAACTCTTGGGTGCATTGGGAGGCTTGTGGAGTTGTTTATATTGATAATGTATATAAAGCTATAGATATATTAAAAGGTATAAGAAAAAAAGCGAATAAACCAAACTTTTATGGAAAATATCTTATAGGTTATGATACTGAATTTAACTCTGATAGTGATAGGGCTTTATGCGCCTCCTTATGTTGGGGTGCGAATAATGCGGTAGCTTTTCCAGAAGATGTATTTAAAAATGTTAATTTTTTGAAAGAGTTAGAAAATTTATTTTTAGATGATAATATAGTAGTGTGTGCCCATAGTTGGAAAGCAGACGCTAAAATAACTGAACAACTAGGTTTAAAACGTAGTGTTTTTACTAAAAAACCTTTTATAGATTCTATGATCCTTCGTAGTATTTTTAATCCTGAATTACGTAATGATTTAGCTACTTGTGAATATATGGTTGGAATGGGTGGTCACAAAGAAGTTTTTCACTCTAAACTGAAAAATAAAAGAGGATCTGGCTATGAAAAAGCTTATGATGATAATCCACGTTTTACAATGTGGTATTGCGCTCTGGATACTATTGCAACTTATCGGTTAGTTATTTTATATTATGATATGCTAAAGAAATTTGGTTTATTATCTACATATGAAGATCTCTATCATAAACTTGGAGCTGTTTTGTATGACATAGAATCAATAGGTATGCAAGTAGATACTTCGGTACATTCTTCTCTTAAGAGTTATCTTAATGATAACATAAAAAAACAAGAAGATATAATATTAGCAAATACAACTGTTCAAAAAGTTGCTAAGAATTCCGATAAGATAAAAGATGGCATATTTAATATTGCATCTTCTTATCATATGAGAGAATTATTGTTTGATAATGAAAATGGATTTAAAAAGAAAATAGCAAAGAAAACAGATAAAGGATCTGCTAGTACTGATAAATATGTTGTTCAAAGTTTCAAAGGTAAAATAGATATTGTTGATAATATACTAGAGCACTCTCGATTATCTACATTATATAATACTTATGTAAAAGGTTGGGAGAAACGTTGGGATAGTACATATAAACTACATACATTTTATAGGATTGTAAGAACAGGTAGATTGAGTAGTAGTAACCCGAACCTTCAAAATTTACCTAGACCAGCAAACGAAGAATCAAAATTATTACGTTCATGTTTAACATCACCACTACCTTTTTTGAAAATACTCGAAGTAGATTTTGGACAAGCTGAATTGCGTCAAATGGCTCAAGAAAGCGGTGATGAAGAATTAATAAAAGCATATTTAGAACGTGTAGATATTCATAAAAAAACTGCTGCTTTTATTTCAGGTATTCCTATTGAAAAAGTGTCTAAAGAACAAAGACAATCAGGAAAACCGGCAAATTTTGGATTAGCTTTTGGTATGTCTGAATATAGACTTCAAGAATATGCTCTCCAAGATTATGGTGTAGAGCTTACTTTAGAAGAGGCTAAGGAAACCAAGAAACGTTATTTTCAACTTTATAAGGGTGTAAGACGTTATCAAATACGTACTATTCTAGAGGCTTCTAAGGCCGGTTGTGTATGGGTTAATTGGTGTGGTGAACCTATTCGAGTTAGGTGGCTGCCTGATATTGGTTTGAGCAATAGAACAAAAAAAGGTGGTGCTGAAAGACAAGCAATAAATACTAAGATTCAAGGTGGTGCGCAAGAATATACTTTAAGAGGTATGGTTTCTTCACATAATTTATTGGTAAATAATAAATTGCCTGGTGTTGCCGCTATAATAGGTACTGTGCATGATAGTATTTTATTTTTAGTTCACGAGGATATGATTGAAGAGGCTTGTAAAGCGATAGGTTATGTATTGGTAACTCAACCAACTATTCGTGATGTACCATTAGAAGTTGACTTTAAAGTAGGCGATTCTTTAGGTGATATGAAAGAAGGTATAACTATAAATAGTTTAGATAATCCTAAATATCCAGAAGCACCAAAGAGTCACTATATTTACGGTCAATATGATTTGTAGGAGGTTTTATGAGTTATTGTGCTTGTGAATATGGGTATTGTGATATCTATGAAGAAATAAAAAGAAAAGCTAATAAAAATCACGTATGTGATTGTTGTAGAGAATGTATAGAAAAAGGAGATGAATACTTTGCAATAAATATTCTTTATGATGGAGAGTGGTCTAATTTAAAAGTTTGTGATTGTTGTATGGAAGATGGTAAGAATCTTAGACGTTTGGGGTTTTGTTTTTCTTGGAGTGATTTAGAAGATGTTTTGAGAGAAGCTTATGGATAGGAGGTGTTTCCAAAATGGAAACAACTGGAATTTTATCGTTAAACCCAACAGAATTACTATTAGAAGCTAGTAAAATTCATGGACAGTTGCAAAGACAATGTGAAATATTAGCTGATATAAAAGAAGAGTACATGTTATCATGTGCTGCTATTGATGCAGAATATTCAGAATTATATGCATATTATCATAAGGATCTAGAAAAACCGACGAAAGATCTTATACTTGCATATGTGAAAAAAGATAAAAAATATACAAATTTAATAAAAGAAAAAATATCAAAAGAAAAAGAAGTAAATAAGCAAAAAGCAATAGTCGAAGCTATACAAACCAAATCAAAGATGATAAATGCGATGTTATATCCATTATCAGAAGAGTACAAACAAGGCGTAAGACATACTTCAATGCTTAAAGATGTTCCAGGTGATTATACGTTAGAGGATTAGTATGATAGTACCAAAGAAAAAAAGAACAAGAAAACCAAAAGAAGAAACAAAGAAAGAGGAAACAATGCCAAAAAATCAAACACAAAACAATGATGATCTCGCTTTTGAAATGGACGAAAATGCAGTAGCAAAATTAGAAAAACAACTAGAAAGTAAAAATGCAATTTTTAAATTCCCTAATGGTGACACTGTAATGCTGTTACTACCTCCAAAAAGAAGTTATGGAGTTCCAAATAATTTACCATTTGCAGTAACTTCTGTTCATTATCTTGGAGATTTAGAGAAAGGTTTAGGTGTAACTTTTCCTGAAGATTTATCAAAAATGCAAGCATGTGCACTTGCACATGGAGAAAAAAAATGTGCATGGTGTGAATGGATGAATGATTTAAAAGCATCAACAAATAGGGCACATAAAAAGCTTGGTGGACAATTATACCCGAATACTCAAGCTTTTGCTAATATAGTAAATATTACTTCTAGTGACAAGAGTCGTTGGGATGTGGCCTTAGCACGTATGTCCAAGACAATAGTTGAGCCATTATTGTCACAAATAAAATACGGCGCAGCTTTACATGATCCGAAAGCACTCATGCAAATTTTAGTAAAAAGGACAGAAAAAGGAAGTAAAATTGAGTATAATGTTCAAGTTCTCCAGAGGAAATCTATTCCTTTTCAATCTATTTGGAGTGAATTGATGAAAAACCCAATGGAAAAAATTCATTCCCCAATGCCTTATGATGAAGTAAAACAATGGATTGAAGATTTAACTAGTGGTTCAAATAATTACACCGCTGATTATTCAGATTACTAGTGTCTTTTGTAATATTTTACGGGGAATCTGAAGGGGAGACAATCGGTTATACCGATTACTCCCCTGAGTTCCTTGTAGGAGACACTCGTTTTTTTACAGACACGTTTCAAGAAAGAGATCATATACGTGTAGAAGCTATTCGAAAAACGAGATTAACTCATATAAACACTATTCGATGGCACTGTGATAATGAAGAGTCAGATCCTTTTTTATATGGTAGTATAAAGGAAAAGGGTATTAAGGATACTACATTTGTTTATAGAAATTATGAATTAGCACCTTGTTCGTATTTAGCAATAAACAATTATGTATTGCTAAATACTGTTGAAAAATTACACGAAGATGGTTTTGAAACTTTAGTACCTATAAAAATACTTCGTAAAGATATAAATGAAAATGTGCTTTCTTATATAATAAATGGTTTAGATAATTTAGACCCATTAGACGTATCTGATATTGTATATAAAGTCCTTAGTATTGGTAGGAAAAAACCTAATGGTAGATTGGGTTTTTTACCAGAAAGATATGTAGGAGAGCTTTTTGGAATATCTCAATCAATGGTGTGTAGACATAAACACATATCGAGTAATATGTCTCCTGCTGTTCGTTTGGCTTACAATAAAGGTGATATATCTTATAGTAAAATGAGAGCCATTGCAATGGCAGATTTAGAAGACCAATTATATTTTTTAGAAAAGGCAGATAGGCTTGAGTATCATGAATTAGAAGCTCGTATAGCACGCAAGAAAATTTCTGGGCCTATGGCGAGGCACAAACCCTTGAAAGGTAAAGTTCGCTCAAAATACGAGATTACAGATATGCTTAATGATATGGATATAGAAACAGAACAAGAAAAGATTGAAACTTTAGAATGGGTACTCTCTTTAAGAGATTATTTATAAGGAGTGGCTTTGGCAAAAAAGAAAACAACTAAAAAAGAAACTCCTAAGAAAGATAAAAAGAAACCATCTGAATTAGTATTAGACTCATTGAATAAAGCTTTTGGAAAAGAATCTGTTATTAAAATGATAGATGCTCGTCCATTAGAAGTTATACCTACTGGGCTAATGGCTATAGATTGGGGGGTATTGGGTATTGGAGGCTTTCCTAAAGGTTACTTTATAGAGATATATGGTAAAGAAAAAGTTGGAAAGACGAGCCTCATATTGCACACTATAGCCTCTTGTCATAAGAAAAATATTGTTCCAATAATATTAGATCCAAAATTATCTGCAGCAGACGATATTGAAAGAGCAAAACGTATAGGAGTAGACCTTGATGAGGTAGTTATGATACCCCTGTCTACTTCTGAAAAAGCTCTTGATATGGTAAAAAATACAATAAATATTGCTAAAGAAAATGGTTTTGATGTAATGATCTTTTGGGATGATATGAGCTTAGCTACTACTGAGAAATCTACTGTAGCAAATAAGTCTCGTATTATGTGGGAATTTTGTAGAGAGTTGGGAGGTGTTTGCTACCGGACCGGAACATCCGTCATACTTGCAAACCATCTCATTTCGAAGATAGGAAACATGTTTGGTGCTCTTTATACTACTACCGGAGGCGGGGGTAGCCGGGCACTATCTAGAGTAAGGTTATTACTAAAGAATAAGGGTAAATGGGAAAAGTCCGGAAAGAGTATAGGTAAGATAATTAGTATAAAAACTGATGCAAATGCTTTCTTTTCTCCGGAACAAGAAGCGGACCTATATTTGAATTTTAAAAATGGGTATGATAACCCGGTAAGTGTTCTTGAGAATGCGGTAAAAGAACGTGTTGTAACCAAAGCTAGTGGCTCTTATTCTTATGGTGATTTGAAAGGTAGAGCTAATAAATTCGATGATAAGATTCTTATGGAATTATGTAAAGAAACTTGGCCAGAAAGTTTTGGTCTTGAGAAGAAAAAAAGAAAACCTCAAGAGAAAGTTGATTTGGAAGGTCTTTATATTGATGAATAGAAAGGTTAAAATTTAAATGATTGGATTTTATATAGAGGAGTAATAATTGTATGGACATATATGTTTAGTTGGAGATCCCCACTTAGGTAATGTAAAGTTTCCTTATGGAGATGATCCTGATTTAGTAACTAGAATTCGTGTACAAGCTTTTAGAGATTCGATTCAATATTGTTTGGGTAAACGATGTAAATATATGGTTGTGTTGGGTGATATGTTCGATTCTAAAAGTTTGCTTGTACATCCTAGTATAATTAAAGACTTACGTAATATGCTCCGTTATGGGGCAGAAAGGGGTATGCAGTATACAATTATTGCTGGCAATCATGATGTATCAAGTAAGCACGAATCCTCTCTTTGGTACATAGATGCTCCTATGGTAAACATTATTTACAAACCTTGCATCTTTCCAATTATAGGAGCATTGGCATCAACACCTTATATTGCAGTTGTTCCTTATATGTATCATACTACAGCTAAAGAATCATTATTAAGTTTGAGTTTTTCACATACTCCAAATATACTTATTGGACATTTTAGTGTTCATAAACAAGATTCACAATTTTACATTAAAAATGATCCTTGGTCTGTAGATTTGAATTGGTTAATTGACTATTGTGTTAATAGGAATATTAATACTGTAGTATTAGGACACCAACATAATTATTTTAAATATGAAAGGGGTGGGGTCACTGTATGTTGTTTAGGAGCCCTTTCGCCCACATCAAGATCTCAGCAAGGATACGATTATGGTAATATAGCTTTTACTTCTTTGTTAAAACCTAAATTAAAAGTTTACAAAGGTGCAATTGGTGGGTATCGTTAT